GATGTACATTCGCGTAATTAATTGGGGAATGACGCTTGATGATTTATCAACCCAACAATCAGCGATGATTTCGGTAGTCAGCGGAGCAATGACTGGAACAATAGCTGTTTGGTTGAGTTCTGAAAAATGAGTATTTTTACTGCTGCATTAGGGCCGATAGCTAACCTTGCGGGGTCATGGTTAGAAGGACAAGCAAACAAAAACGCCGCCGCTGCGGAGTTAAAGCTAACTGAGGCGAAGGCGAAAGCCCAGATATTGTTGTCAGAGAAAACAAGCGTTGCCGACTGGGAGCGCATCATGGCAGAGGGTGCTAAATCAAGTTGGAAAGATGAGTGGTTTGTAATTGTCTTGTCTATACCTTTGATTTTGGCTTTCGTTCCGGGCGCTGAAGGTTGGGTAGATCGTGGGTTTGAACAGCTTTCCAAAGCTCCCGACTGGTATTTTTACAGCCTTGGAATTGCAATTTCAGCCAGTTTTGGTGTACGCGGAGCGCAAGCCTTTTTTAAGAGGAAGTAACATGAGCGAGTTTAAGTTAAGCCAGCGTAGTCTGGACCGTATCGAAGGCATTGATGACGAGCTATATACATTGGTTCGCACTGCCATACACAACACGCCGTATGATTTTGGCATCCCTAATCTTGGAGGGTTAAGGACCATAGAAGAGCAACGGGCGCTTGTAGATTCGGGCGCGTCGAAAACCATGAAAAGTAAACATCTGGATGGGATGGCTTTTGATTTCATGGTTTTTCTGGGGCCTAGAGTTTGTTGGGAGTTAAAGTTTTATGATGATGTTGGCGATGCTATTGTGAAAACGGCTAAGGATATGGGCATTAAGCAACTTAAATGGGGAGGGGCTTGGCATATCGACAACATCCTAGACTGGGATGGTACGATGTTAGAGGCGTACAATGATTACGTTAAGTTACGGGTGTCGCAGAACCGCACACCGTTTGTAGACATGCCCCACTTTCAAAAAGGATAATTGTTATGATTTCTAAAACTACTGAGAAGGCCATCGAAGACGCAGTGTCCGAAGCTGCGAGCGATGATAAGAAAAACCCTACTTCTCGTTATAACACGCAGAAGGGCCGCAACAACACGGCAAAGTACGGCAGGAAAGCTAAGAAGAAGATGCCTAGCACACCTAAGATAGCGTCGGATCCATCTACTCCCGGCAAGATGGGCGGTAATAAAACCTTACAAATGCCATACAAAAGAAAGATTTCGAAGGCGTTGGGAACCTCTGAGCTTCCTGTCGGAAAACCTGTACGGGACGGCATGAAACCTGTGACGGGGTCTAAGGGTACGTCAGAGAACATGACTAAAAAGTTTGCTATGGGCGGGGAAGTTCGTCCGGGCGATGTTCGTGACAACTCCAAACGTGGAAAGTGTTACTAATGACTACGATTATGATCAGTGTGCTTCCTGACGGGATGCCTGTAGATAAAATGGAGAGCGACGACGACGGCAAGAGTTGTCCGCTCCCAACGCAAGATGACGAGCTAAACGCCGCTAATCGTGAGATAGCGGTTGAGGAGTATGGGTATCGGGAGCCTAATACTAGCTCGGCATTTCGCAATGACGAAAGCTGCGGGACGTGTGGAATGTACAACCAGACCGAGGATATGCAAGATTGCATTGGAGACGAGTCTGGGGACACGGGCTATTGCCAACTACTCAAGTTTGTGTGTAGTAGTGAAAACACATGCAACGAGTGGGTAGAAGGTGGTCCAATCACATCTGACCTACAAGAGGAATACAAGGATATCCTATAATGGATGTTGTCGACTTCGCAAAATATGTGTATAGGTTGTTGAGAGAGCGTGAAGAAGACATTGCTCGCTCTTTAGCCAACGGGTCTGCTAAAGACTGGGAGACCTATAAAATGATGGTGGGAGAGATACGGGGACTCTCTTTTGCTAAAGAAGAAATGAAGTCCCTGCTGGAGAGAAACGCTGACGATGTCGAAGACCTTATATCTTCCTGATCACGTCGCGCAGAAAATAAATAAGGAAAGAAGCTCTGACACGTCAGACGGTCCTTCTTTAGAAAGCGCGTACATTAACGCTGACGAGCGGGTGTTAGATCCCTCGCTCCTCGAAAAGCCCCTTCTTGAAAGATTACCGCAGCCTACAGGATGGCGTATGCTGGTAATGCCTTATCAGGGGAAACTCAAAACAAAAGGCGGCATTCACTTACCTGACGAAGTTCGGGAAAGAGAATCTGTAGCTACGGTTGTTGCATATGTCTTGAAGCTAGGGCCGTTGGCCTATGGTGACAAAGACAAGTTTGGCGAGCCGTGGTGCAAAGAAGGACAGTGGGTTTGCATCGGTCGCTACTCAGGTTCTCGATTTAAGATCGAGGGTGGAGAGGTCCGGATTATTAACGACGACGAAGTAATTGCAACCCTAATGGAGCCTGATGATGTCAAACACGTCTGAAGAAGTTGAAACCGAAGAGATTGAAGTAGAGATTGAAGACATTGCGTCTGAGGAGCCTGCAAAAGAGGCGGCTCCTGAACCAGAGGTATCTGTTCAGGAAGAGCCTGAACCGCAGCAGGTTGAGGCCGCGGAGGATAGCGAAGAGTTAGACGACTACAGTAAAGGTGTTCAAAAGCGAATTAAAAAGCTGACGGACAAGTATCGCAAGGAAGAGCGCGATAAGCAGGAAGCCTTGAGGTTATCTTCGCAGTTAATGGAAGAGAACAAGAAGATGAAGGATCGTCTTCGTCTTCTCGACCGAGGTTATGTGCAGGAATATGGCAATCGTTTAAACATCGAGATGAACTCTGCAAAGATCCAGTACAAGGATGCAGCGGATCGAGGTGACAGCGATAAGATGCTGGAGGCGCAAGAAAAGCTGTCTCGTTTAAACAACGAGATGGAGCGTCATCGTCAGGCGAAAGCGCGGGTTGAACGTGAGGCTAAACAGCCGCAGCAACCTCCATTGCAGCCGGGACAACCTGTTGCGCAAGCACAACCAGCCCCACAACAGCAGGCTCCGCAACCGGACCCAAAAGCTGTAGCGTGGGCCGAGAAAAACGAGTGGTTTGGCACGGATAGATTACTTACATCTGCCACATATGCCATCCATGCAACACTTGTCGAAGATGAGGGGTTTGACCCGAACGGCGATGAGTACTATACTGAAATTGACCGTCGTCTTCGTTCGGAGTTTCCGAACAAGTTTCAAACGGTTAAGAAGTCGGGAAGTGGAGCACCTGTCGCCTCGGGGAACTCCTCTGCATCTCGCAGCACTAAACAGGGGCGCAGGTCGGTGAAGCTAACGCATTCTCAAGTTGCGATTGCAAAGAAGCTAGGCGTACCGCTTGAGGAATACGCAAAGTTTGTAAAGGATTGAGAATATGGCTAATAGATCACCACGCAAGACTACAACGCGGGACACAGACTCGCGCAGAAAACCATGGGCACCGCCCAGTCACCTTGAAGCACCTACGCCACCAGATGGGTATGTGCATCGTTGGATACGAGTTGCAATGCGAGGCGAAGAGGACAAAATGAATGTCAATGCCAAGCTGCGTGAAGGATGGGAACCTGTCCGGAAAGATGAGTATCCAGACTATGAGGCTCCGACTATTGACGATGGTCGATATGAGGGCGTTATAGGTCAAGGCGGATTGATGCTGTGTCGACTCCCTGTTGAAACGGCTCACGAAAGAACTGAATATTACGGGGGCAGAACCCGCGAACAGATGACTGCCGTAGATCAGGACCTTATGAAGGAACAACATCCTTCGATGCCGATAACTAATAGTCGGCAAAGTCGTGTATCGTTCGGAGGTTCTCGTAGAGACTCCGACTAATTGAAAGAGGATTGCTACTATGGCAAACACTAACGGTGCCTTCGGACTTCGTCCGATTGGTGTAGTCGGTCAGGCTGCAAACACCACTGGTGCGACCGAGTATCGTATCGCCTCTGGAAACACTAACGCGATTTACCAAGGTTCACCCGTAATACCGCTGTCAACAGGCTTTATTGATATTGTTGGCGCGGCTGCTGGTGGAACGGTAGGTTTACTTGGTGTGTTCTGGGGATGCGAATATGTATCGTCGACCACTGGTGAGAAAGTTTTCTCAAACTACTGGCCCGGGTCAGGCGCGGATTCTAATCATCCCGTCAAAGCCTTCGTGTATGACAACCCAATGCAGACATTTGTTATCTGCTCAGACGCTTCACTGACTAGCGAAGCAACTGCGCAGGGTCATGTGTTCGCAAACGCAAACTTTGCAACTGCTACTTCAGGCTCTACAGCCTCTGGTATTTCATCTGCTAAGTTGGGTGTTAGCACAATCGCCACCACTGCTGCATTGCAACTGCGCATCATGGGCATCCAAGATGACCCTGAGAACAGTGACTTCACAGCGGCTGGTATCCCTGTAATTGTTCGATTGAATAACAGCTTCAACTCCGCCAACGGTGCGATTGTTGCTGGTACTCCGTCGACTACTGGCGTTTAAGGAGGTCTAAAGAATGGCTATTTCTCGCGCACAACTAGCGAAAGAGCTAGAACCGGGCCTCAACGCGCTGTTTGGTATGGAGTACTCTCGGTACGAAAACCAACACGCGGAAATCTACACAACGGAATCTTCAGATAGAGCATTTGAAGAGGAAGTGATGTTGAGTGGGTTCGGCGCAGCACCAACCAAATCGGAAGGTTCTGCCGTCAATTTTGACGAAGCTAACGAAGCATATACTGCTCGTTATAACCACGAAACAATCGCGCTTGCGTTCTCTATAACGGAAGAAGCGATTGAAGACAACCTCTACGACCGTCTCGGTTCACGCTATACGAAGGCGCTTGCGCGTTCTATGGCCCACACCAAGCAGGTTAAAGCTGCATCTGTGTTGAACACTGCGTTCACTGCTGGTGCAACTGCTGGTGGTGACGGTGTTGCACTTTGTGCGACAGACCACCCGCTAACCAACGGTGGTACGTTTGCCAACGAACCGACAACTGCGGCTGACTTGAACGAGACTTCTTTGGAAGACGCGTTGATCAGCATTGCTGGTTTTGTTGACGAGCGTGGGTTGAAGGTCGCCCTGCGCGGCACCAAGTTGGTCATTCCACGTCAACTGCAATTCGTTGCAGAGCGTTTGATGGTTTCAAACTTGCGTGTTGGCACAGCGGACAACGACACTAACGCCATCCGGTCAATGGGTATGTTGCCAAACGGTTATGCCGTTAACGACTTCCTGACTGATCCAGATGCGTTCTTCGTCATGACCGACGCACCTCGTGGTTTTGTCCACTTCGAGCGTTCTGCTCTGTCCACTAACATGGAAGCAGACTTCGACACTGGCAACATGCGCTTTAAGGCTCGTGAACGCTACAGCTTCGGCTTCAGCGATCCACGCGCAGTATTCGGTTCACCCGGAGCGTAAAACGTGCTATAGTCTGGGAGGGTACTTTCATATACCTCCTCCCAAACTGGGGGCTACTTCGGTAGCCCCTTTCTTTTTTTGTCTGGTGTGATATTCTACATCTGGAGCAATAATGCTCGGTATAGATTTCATGGTCTTGCAAGCCATGAGAGTTGACCTCGGACACGAGAGGAGAAAAACATGGCTACTACGAATTTTTCAGGACCCGTAAACTCAACAAACGGTTTTATCGGGGACATCAAAGTTCCAACATACACTGTGGCAAACGCACCTTCTGCTTCTGATGCAGGGGCGGGGACAGTTGTGTTTGTGTCTAACGGCGCAGCAGGTTCTGCAATTTTGGCATTTTCCGACGGTACAAACTGGAAGCGTTCAGATACTGGCGGAACAATCGCAGCAGCGTAAAGGTGACACATGAGTAGATTTAAGCCTCCAAGCGCAGAAGAGCTTGCGGCTCGTGGGTTGGACCCTGATGGAAACCCCTTGAAAAAAGAGCGGGTACGAGCGCGTAATACTGACGGCACTCTAAAGGCGGACGATCCTTCTACTCCGAATGTAAATGAAGCGTGGGAAAACGCGTCCGTTAAGAAGAAGCGCGGACGCCCACCTAAGAAGAAGGATTAAAGCATGGCTGGTCCAGTTAGTGCGTATAATTGGGTTCAGGGGACTTCGGCGGCTGTCGTAGGTCCTTCTCGTTCTCGTCTCCGTCAGGTAGTTATATATGCTGCCGCAGCAGGCTCGTTCACTCTCAAGAACGGCAGCGCATCTGGGGGAACTTTGCTAACGCAGACGTTCCCTACGGGGCACCATGTCATGAACATTCCTGACGATGGCATCATTGCCTCTGAAGGTGTTTATGTCTCGGCCTTTACAGGGACCGCAAACCAACTGACAATTATTTTGTCGTAGGGGGTCCCGTGGCTTATGAGATCCGCTCGATATCACAGGTCGGAACCTCGGAGCCGTTTGAGCTTCAGGTGGCTCGGGGTCAAATCCCCGGCCACTATTTTGTGCATAAGTTTGGGTACAACCCCGAGATAGGAACATCCGCCGAGACTGTCTGGGCACAGGGCGGACTCTACGTTTACCCGACTGCCGCGTCTACAATGTACATATCAAGCAGTTCAACAGCAGACACTGCGACGGGAACAGGGGCAAGGACTGCTACTGTTTTAGGTTTAGATGCTGACTTCAAAGAGATCAGTGTAACCGTCTCCTTAAATGGTCAAGCGGGTGTTCAACTTAACGGTGCTTTAAACTGGTATCGCGTTAACCGTGTTATTGTTAATACGGCTGG